ATGAACCAAATACTATTTCAAAAGGCGGCAGGTATAAGCGCCGGTCTAGCCGTGCACTGGTTTCACTATATCGATGCAGCAATGAAGGAATTCGGCATAACCGCGCCGCTCGATCAGGCCATGTTTATAGCGCAGATGGGCCATGAGTCCGGCGGTTTCACCCGGCTGGTGGAAAACCTGAATTATGCGGCAGAAAATCTGGTACCTACGTTCGGCAAGCATCGCATTACTGCACAGCAGGCCGCTGCCCTCGGCAGAACGGCAACGCAACCGGCAAATCAGAAAACGATAAACCAACTTGGTTTTTGTGGGGGGGGGGGGGGGGAAAAAAAA